GGTGCAAGTGAAGCACAACCTGGTGGCTCAGGTGGTGGAGGTAAATGTGCCCCAGCGGTTCCATTAAGAGGAGGTGGAACAGGAAATACACCTCCAGTAAGTCCACCTCAAGGAAATAATGGAGGGACAAATTCAAGTCCTGCAGGAGGACCGTGGGGATGGGCAGGATCAGGTGGAGGTGGCGCAGGTGCCGTGGGTGCAAATGGTGCCGGAGGATCTCCAGGTACTGGAGGTGCAGGAGGTATAGGTGCACCGACAAATATTTTTGGGTCAGCCCCACAAGCACCAACTTATGGAACACCAGGACCAGCACCAGGAAGATATTTTGCTGGCGGTGGAGGCGGTGGAGTTTACACTGGCACAAAAGGAGCTGGTGGTGATGGTGGCGGTGGTCCAGGTAATCAATCATCCAATAATAATGGTGCTAACGGAACAGCAAATACAGGTGGTGGCGCTGGCGGTGGAGATACACATAAATACACAGGTGGTTCAGGTATAGTAATTATTAAACACGCAACTGCGGATGCGAGTCCAGCTGTTGCAGGTGGTAATGTTGTTTTAACTTGTGGATCAGATACAATTAGAATATTTACAGGAGACGGAACATTTGTTTCTTAAAAATAAATTATGAGTAAAATAAAAGTAAATGAAATAGAAAATAGAACAGGTAGCACACTTACTTTAGGTAAGTCAGGTACAACGATACAACTAGCTTGTGGTGCTACACAAACTGGATTTGGTCGTACTGGAACTGTAGACTGGTGTACAACAGCTAAAACTTCACCTTTTACTGCTGTGTCAGGTGACGGATTTTTTGTTAATACTAGTGGTGGAACAGTAACTGTTACTTTACCTTCGTCTCCTTCAGCAGGAGATATTGTTGCCTTCTCTGATTATAGCAGTACTTTTGGTGATGCTTGTAAACAACTTTCAATTTGTAGAAATGGATCAAAAATTAATGGAGCTTGTGGTAACGCAAGATTAAATACATCAGGTCAATCAGTTACTTTAGTTTATGTTGATAATACAAGAGGATGGAAAACAGTTCAAGATTCAACGGCAGATGTATCAGGAGATGTATTTATAAGTGCAACAGGTGGAACAATATTAACCGTTGGTGATTTTAAAACCCACGTTTTTACAGGAGATGGAACTTTTTGTGTTAGTGCTGGAAGTGGACCTCAAGCAACAGTAGAATATTTAGTGGTAGCCGGTGGTGGTGGCGGTGGAGATGGATCAGGCACAGGCGGAGGAGGTGCTGGTGGTTTTAGAACTACTTATCCAAGTCCTTCTTCAGGAGGTCTACCTGTATCAGCACAAGCTTATCCTATAACAGTAGGTGGCGGTGGAGCATTTTCTCCTAGTCCAACAACAAGAGGTTCAGTAGGCGTAAATTCAGTTTTTTCTTCAATAACATCTACTGGTGGTGGTGGCGGTGGATCAGAAAGTCCGTGTTCAACAATTAGAACTGGTATCGATGGTGGTTCAGGTGGTGGAGGTGCTGCTGCACCAGGTTCGGCTGGTCCAGGTGGAAGTGGTAATACACCTGCTACTCCCGTTTCTCAAGGTAATAACGGTGGTTCAGGTGGAGGTAATTATTCAGGTGGTGGCGGTGGAGGAGCTGGAGCCGTAGGTTTTCAAGGTAAACCATCAGCACCGGGAGCAGGTGGAGATGGAAAACCAATAGCTGATGCTTTTTTTGGTCCGACAGCTCCAAGTTATGGAACACCAGGACCAGCTTCTGGAAGATATTTTGCAGGTGGAGGCGGAGGTGGTAATCAACCACCAGCATCACCAACTGCGGCACAAACAGGAGGAGCAGGTGGCGGTGGAAATGGTGGAGTATGGCCAAGCACAGCAGCAACATCAACAACAGCTAATACTGGCGGTGGAGGAGGTGGAGGTATATCATCACCAACTCAACCTAATGGAACAGGAGGACCTGGTATTGTTGCAATAAGGTATAAATTTCAATAGTTGAATGATAATTAAAATTAATATATAAGGAGAAACATTATGGCACATTACGCAAAACTAGGAGCAAACAATAAAGTTATAGCGGTTCACGTTGTAAACGATTCTGATTGTTTAAATGCTGATGGTATTGAAGATGAAGAAGTAGGTAGACAGTTTTTGGAAAGAATCCACAGCTGGCCTCTATGGAAAAAAACATCTTATAATACAATAAAAGGACAACACACAAATGGCGGAACACCTTTAAGAGGTAACTACGCAGGTATAGGTATGACTTATGATGAAGATAATGATATTTTCATTAGTAAAAAACCTTATGTTAGTTGGGTTTTAAATGTGGCAGAGGCAAGATGGCAATCGCCAATAGGTGACGCACCCGAAATATCAGAAGAGGAATTTCTTACACATCATTACGTGTGGAATGAAGAAAACCAATCTTGGGATAAAGAAGCTAAATAACTCGCTTGACATCACTATTAAGTTTTATTACATACTAACTAGGTATGCAAAAGAAAGTATTAACTGAAGTTGATCTATATTATGGTGAAATCGATATGCCAAAAGGTTTTGAGATTGATAGAGATCAAATAAAAAATGATATTATAGAGTCTTACGTCAAATTAAATAGAGTTAGTGATAACTCACAAAATTATAAATTTACCGACTATACTTTTTCTTTCTCTAAACCATTACAATGGTTACAAGATTATATGAGAGATCATTTTAGAATTGATCATATGCGTACACTGGTAGTTAAAAATATACACGCTAACATTATGCATCCAAATGAAAAATCTTGGGTTAGACATCAAATTGATCCTGTTGACCTACGTAACTCTCCAGACTATACATTTATTTATGGAGTTGATATTAAAAAAGATTCTTGTGAGTGTATTATTGAATACGATGATAATAGAAGAAAAAATAGAACTTGGCACATACCAATAGAAAATAATAAATTTATAATGTTTCCATCTATTAATAGATATTCTTTTTCACCTAACAACTCAGACTGTTTAAATATAATTTTAACAATTACTTATGAATATATCTAATTATTATTGGTTCTTTCAGGGAGTCATACCACCAAGGATTTGTGATATGATTGTGCAATATGGTAAAGCAGAAAAAGATAGAGAGATGATGGCTATTACAGGTGGTCTTGGTAGAGATAGAGATATAAATAAAAATCCTCTTAATAAAGAAGAAATTAAAAATTTACAAAAGAAAAGAGATTCAAATATTGTTTGGATGAATGATAGATGGATATACAACGAAATTCAACCTTATGTTCATATGGCAAATCGAAACGCAGGTTGGAATTTTGATTGGGATTTTTCAGAATCTTGTCAGTTTACTATTTATAAAAAAGGTCAATACTATGATTGGCATTGTGATAGTTGGGATAAACCTTATGTAGAGGAAGGTCCAACAAAAGGTAAGGTAAGAAAACTATCTGTAACAGTTAGTTTGACAGACCCAAAAGAATACAAAGGTGGAGAACTAGAGTTTGACTTTAGAAACGAAGACAAACCTAACATTAGAACGTGCACTGAAATATTACCAAAAGGCTCTTTGGTTGTATTTCCTAGCTTTGTATGGCATAGAGTTAAACCAGTAACGAAAGGAGTAAGGCATAGTCTAGTAATATGGAATCTAGGTTGGCCTTTTAGATAATATGATACAAGGAGGAAGTGGTACACCACCAAAACCAAAAGGACACGTGGATTTTAAATCTGCATTTTATTTTCAAACACCTGTGTGGGTCGCAGAAGCGCCTATGTTTTTAAAGAATGCAATTAAAGTAACAGATAAATATATTAAGAAAGGTGAGAAACTATTAAAAGATAAATTAAAAAATGAACCTAAATGGAAAAAAGATATAGGCACATTTGGTTTGTCTTATCATAGTGAAAGTTTTTCTAATGACCCTAAAGTAAAAGATTTAGTACAATTTATAGGACAACGATCTTATGAATTTTTAGATTGGTCAGGTTTTAATTTACAAAACCATAGCTTACATTTTACAGAATTTTGGGTACAAGAATTTAGTGAAAAAGGTGGAGGTCATCATTCAACTCACGCACACTGGAATCAACACGTATCAGGATTTTATTTCTTAAAATGCAGTGAGAAAACATCTTATCCAATTTTTCACGATCCAAGACCAGGTTCAATAATGACAAAGTTGCCATTAAAAGATGATAAACAAATAACAATGGGTTCAAGTATGATAAATCATAGACCTAAACCAGGAACAATGATTATCTTTCCAGGTTATGTTCCACACGAGTATGCAGTGGACCCAGGTTTAGAACCTTTTAGATTTATACATTGGAATATTAAAGTTGTTGAAACAGAAATATCAAAAGAAAGGAGTATAAAAAAATGAGCTTCCAAAAAAATAAATATGTTGTAATTAAAGAGGCTATTTCAAAAGAGGTAGCAACATTCGTTTACAATTATTTTTTAATGAAACGACAAGTAGCTAGAACACTGTTTGATGCAAGATATATATCTAAATTTACAACAGAGTGGGGAACGTGGGAGGATGAACAAGTTCCTAATACCTATTCTCACTATGCAGATGTAGCTATGGAAACTTTGTTAATGAAAACTTTACCTATAATGGAAAAGAAAACAGGACTTAAATTAAATCCAACTTATTCTTACGCAAGAATATATAAAGCAGGTGATGTATTACATAGACACAAAGATAGGTTTAGTTGTGAAATATCTACAACGTTAAATTTAGGTGGTGATCCTTGGCCTATACATTTAGAACCTAAGAAAAATGTAGGTATACCCGATGGTAAAAAAATTACTGTAAATAGTAATAATAAAGGTATTTCTATAAATTTAAAACCGGGTGATATGCTTGTATATAAAGGTATGGAGCTAGAACATTGGAGAGAAGAGTTTCAAGGCGATAATTGCGCTCAAGTATTTTTACACTATAATGACCAAAAATCTAAAGATGCGGATAAAAATGTAAACGATCGAAGACCGCATTTAGGACTTCCAGCTTGGTTTAAAAAGTGATATATTCCTTAGATGGGGGCAGTACACCACCACATACCTACTGCCTCCTTTTAAGGATTATTTATGAATTTAGGTTTTGACGCAATATCACAATTTCCCATATCACAAGTAGGAAAAGATGATGTAGTAACTCTTACAGTCACAGGCAATAATCTAGTTGCCAATATAGGCAATCCGGATATTGCAGCTGACGCCGTTCAACAAAACATAGATCCAAATCCATTAACACTTGGTGTTGGAACCGTAACACT